CTCTCCAATTACTTACCCAAAACTTTTTCGATACCCCCTACCCCTTCAAGTGTTTATGCCTTATCTGGTGACAACTCTCGCATAGGCATACTAGGTTATCTATATCTAATCTTCTTCTCCAACCTTCCTCTGTCTTTATGGGGATGATGTGATGCACTGTATTGTATGGTGTTACTCTGTTGTCCTGTAGGCAGTCCTGGCATAATGCATGGTCTCTTGCTATTGCTACTTGTCTTGACACTTCCCACTCTCTGCTCTTATAGAACTTGTTATACTTATTATCTCTTTCATATGTAGTTCTCTTGTAATGTTTTATGTTCTGTTTTCTTTCTGCTTCTATCTTTGGTTTACATTCATCGCATACCTTTATGTTATATGGTATTGCCTTTCCGCATCTACATATTTTCTTAAGCATATAATCACTCCAAATAAAAAAGAACTCTATTGCTAGAGCTCTCTCGATTATTCTTTAATACATAATTTCATTATTCCCGATATTAATAATAGTATTGCTGTTACTATACACATTATAAAAGTCATTGGACTATCTGCAGGTATGCTATAAAAAACACAAGGTATATTTGCTATTGCCCCTACCAGAATAAATATACCTGCTAATATTTTCTTATCTAAGCACGCTCCTACTAAAGCTAATATACTTAGCAATAAGCCTATTGCAGAAAACATTAATACCTTTGGTCCATCTGCTTCTGTTACTTTCATATTAAATGCAGTAAAATAAGTAAAGCACCTAGTATCTCTACTAAGTGCTTTAAGGGGAGTTTGATAATTATGTGGATAGTGGAGATAGTAGGACTTGAACCTACATCTGTACCGCTTTGCCTTTAAGCTATATCTCCATATTGTACCTAGATTATATTCTAGGTACTACCCAATTTTTAGGAGGTCAATCCATAATGAAAACCCTGTCCAATGCTTCCACAATATTATTATAAATTATATTTTTTTCTTATGTGTCCCTAATTTGTCCCTTTTTTGTCCCGAATTTTACTTTTAATAATTAACTCCATCTAAACTGTGCTATATCCTCTACTAACCTCTCTCTAAAATCATAAACCTTATTTTTGCTCATATTCATTTCTAATGCTATCTCTCTCATTCCTAGCTTGTCCTTGTATTTTAGGTTTAGAAATTTCTTACATTCATCATTTAGCATTTCTATGTTGTTTTCTAGTTTACTTATTTTATAGAGTAGGTTCCTTTCTTCCGCTTCTAGTTTATATTTGCTTCTTATTCTCTTAGCCAGTTCTCTTTCCATATCATCTATTGCTTTTATTATCTCTTTCTCTACATAGCTGGATGTGGAAGGAGAGCTTTGTACTCTCTCCCCTTCTCCTGCTCCAGGTTGATATGGATCTATTGATACATTGCAATTCTTTATTTTATCTTTCAACAATTCTATTAAATTTTCTGCAGTTTTTATATCCTTTCTAACAGCTTTTAATTTATCTTTATCTTTAAAATATCCGTATAATGCTCCTTCTGTTTTCTTGAATAACTGCTTGTCCAAATGCATCACCTCTATATCAGTTCAAATGCTTGTCTGTACTCTTCATAGAACTTATCAAGGTCTTCTACTGTGCTAAATGCTAAACTAACTCCATTTGCTTGCAGTTCTACTCCTACGCCTGTTTCTGCTTTGTACTTTCCGTTCTCTCCTTCAAACTCTAACTTCTTTATTATTTCTTGCTTATTAATCTTAAATCTGCTCATTTTATCCTCTTCTTTTCCCTTTTCTATTTCTTTTTCTAATTCCTTACTAACTTCTTCCACGATTTCCTTTGCTTTCTTTTCTTCTAGGATGTATTCTGCTGCTTCCTCTAGCTCCATTTCATCCATAATTTTTCCGTAAGCATTTGTAGCTTTAGCCTTGCTTAACTTAGGAAACTTAAATATAGTTGCTTCAATTACCTCTTTCTTTATTGCACTTTGCTTTTCTCCTTTTGCTTGTCTATCTTTAATTTCCTTTATCATAAATTCCTTAACTTCTTTTTGTAACTTTTCCATATTCACATTCTCCTTTACTAATATTCTTGTTTTGTTAACATCTTCATCTAGCAATTCTGATAATTCATCCTGAAGCTTATAAACCTCTTTGAATTTATATCCTTTGCTAATTAACAGAGCTGTTAAGCTTGTATCTAATGCTGTTATCATTTCATTGTTTCTTTGCGTTGCTACTTTCTCAATGATATTGTTTATTTTTATCACTTCACTCTCTGGAAGCTTTTTCAATACCTCTAGTTCCTTTTTAGTTTTCCTTTCAGCCCTTCTTCTCTCTTGCCTGTTCATTTCTTATCACTCCTTGAACACATTGCCACGACTAATCATCTTAAGCCTATGTTTTCTTGAACCTTCGTATATATCTTTCATTCTTATTCCTGACATATCCATACAGTTTAATTTTGCTTGAATACTATCCCAGAATTCCTCAATAGCATTATCATAGTCGCATTTTAGTATTGCTTTTTGAAATTCTTCGCTTTCTTCTTCGCACTTCCTTAATTGTTCTGTTAGAGTTACATTTATTCCTGATTTTCTTAAGTCCAAAGGCTTCAAAATGTATCTTTCTTCTTTTGTTTCATTGGCCTTAACTCCCAAAAAGAAATTAAGTATTAACATTAACAATATTAAGTAAACTCCTACACCTATAATCATTTATTACACCTCTCGTAAATTCTTAATTAGAAATATATCTTTTTCTCCAGCTATTATATATTTTTTCTGCTCTTTCTTTTTTCAAGTTGAATTTCTTAATTAAATGTTTAATTACCTCTTTTTTAGATCTGTCTACATTTCTATTTAGATATTTCTCTATATCGCCTTCATTCATATTTCTACCTCCTTTTCACAATATTTTTGAATGGCGAATCAACTCCATATATCTAAAAACTTTATTTTATCAACCTTTATTAAATCTTCATGAGTTTCCTCATTACAATTATTGCACCATATTACATAATTATTTTCGTCATTTATATTTATTATTTCTAAATCTAAACTTCCACACCTATGACAATCTAAGGTTGAGTTATTTAATTTTATTCTCATTTTTATTCCTCCTATTTACCTCGCAATAATAACAAATTCCTTACTAAAAAGGCATATCCCCATCATCCACTGGTGTCATTTCTCCATCAAAATTATAATTATCAGCATTATCATTTTGAGCTTGACCTTGATTATTCCCTATAAACTCAAAAGTTTCAACTACAACATCTGTTGTATATCTCTTAGTTCCGTCCTGTGCTTCATAACTTCCAGTTCTAATATTCCCCGAAACAGCTATTTGCCTTCCTTTAACTAGATATTGTCCTATTGTTTCTGCAGTTTTATTGAAAGCTACACAATTTATAAAATCTGCTTCATCCTTTTTAAAAGGTCTTGTAACTGCTAATGTAAATCTGCATACTGCTGTTCCTGTTCCTGCTGCATAACTTAGATTAGGATCTGCTGTAAGCCTACCTATAAGCACTACCTTATTCATCCTTGACCGCTCCTTTCACAATTTCAATGGCTTTTTCCGTATCTATTACATAGTTGTCCTCATCACTAACCGCATCATAAACGTATCTTTCGTATTCTTCTAACTGTTCCACAACCTTGTCCACATCATAGGCGGTCGGCTCGTGTTCAATAATGCAAATACAATCTGCATATGCGTATGTTTTCATTATTTGTTCTGTAGTTGCTGTATTAACAGAATAAGAATTTTTACCTTCTAGTTTTTGTAATAATGCTTTTCTGCTTATTAAATCACTCATGGTTATACATCCTCCACTATCGCATATCTGCCCTCAAATCTGGCTAATTCTATTATTTCTCCTTTATAATCAATGTGCTTTTCGAGGTCACTTTTCACTTTTTTATAAACCGCTATTGCACTTCTGTAATTCCAAATTTTCTGATTTTGCCACGGTTCACCATTAATCAGAATTTGCCAATAATGTTTCTGCATACTATACCTCCCACAAACCTTTTTCCTGCAATCTTTTTATTAAATCATCTATTTCGTACTTGTAATTATTTCTTGTCTTTAATTCCCTGTCTGTCTCGGTACTTATTCCGTTTTCCTCGCACTTTTTTCTAAGTGCATATAAAAATTTCTTTTGCTTGTAGGTTGGTTTCATTTTCTCGGTCAAGTAAATATGCTCTGCCATATTTTTGGTGTAATCCATGTATCTGCTGTGATTTAGATATCTACTCATATAATCTCTCGCTTCCCTCCTCAACATTAATAAATTCAATCTCATTATTTTCCTTAAAATTTATTTCATATACAGTCTCCATTACTCAATTACCTCCAATTCAAATTCAACTCTTTCAATTTCTTCTGTCCACCTTTTTAGAACTGTCAACTCTACCACTTGGCTATCATCATCAAAAGCTATTTTGTTTAAGCTATCTAAGATTATCTTTGCTATATTATCTGCATCAGGTTTCTTTGTAGGCTGTTCTAACCCCTCTCTTATCGCCTGTACACGTTTCTTTGTGTATGACTTAGGTACTTTATAGTAAGCTATCACTCTTGCTCTTATAGGCCCTTCTAGGTGTTTTCCCCCCTGTTGCTGATAACATAGTTTTACCCAGTTTTCATAGTTAATTGTGTCTTTAGGAGTTATTGCTCTGCCATTGTAAACCCTTGGTCTTGCTTTTCCCTTTATTTTGCCTTCAACTACTATCAACTTCTCACTCCTTTTCAGTTGATTTTCATTTGAGAACAAGAGTGTATAGCTATTGCTGGATTTACTCTTATTCTCACTTCTGATTTAGAATTCTATTTTTATTGGTTTCCCATATCTTCTAGCTCCTATCCCTACTGCTTTTATCTCTCCATCTTTATTTATGAAATAAGTCTGCTTATTCCACTTAGGTTTAAATTTTTTGGTTATATCACCTTGCGGTATTATTTCCTTTGGCTCAAAATTAGCTATTACTCCTACTACACCACTTTCGTAAAGTATTATTTCACATCCAGTATTTTCTTTCTGTTCTAAATAATCAAATATTGATATTTGTCCTTCTACCAAACTCATTAGAACATCTCCCTCGTGATCTGTATCCAATCTTTCTTACTTGCTTTAATTAGATACTTTCTATTAGTATCTTCTTTTTGTGTTATAAAATCGGCCTTTGTAAAACATTCATTGTAATTTCCCAAATATACAACTATAAAATGCTTTTGTATATCAACTATCTTTCCTGTTACATCTCTTTTATGCCTTCCGTCTAAGGACTCCATTATCCTAACAGTTTGTCCAATCTTTAACCTAAAAGACCTTTCCATCCTTTCTGCTAACGTTTCATTCAACCATTTTTTATTCTCCATAATCCCCTTTCCTTTCTTCTATTCTTATTTTCTTTTTTAACCATATTTCTAAAGGCTGCCTATATTTAATATCTATTATCTGCTTCTTGAATGTAGCTGCTCTAATAACAATTTCATTTTCTAGTTCTTCTATGTCCGTATCTATAAACCAAGTTCTATAAGTTATATCCCCTAAATTTTCATAAATCTTCTTATGTATATCAGTTGGAAAGGAAACGGGAGGAAGAACAGTACGGCTTTCTTCTTTCCTTTCTTCCCTTTCTTTCCCTTCTTTATCATTCTTATAATTCTTTAATTCTTGTTTGTGTCCACTCTGTTGGGACTTTATTGGGACACTGTTGTCCATACTCTTGTCCATACCATTGTCCATACTGTTGCCCATATTGTTGTCCATTTTGTTGGGATTTTCACCCTCTGAAATTGCTTGATAACCCTCATAATTACTAACTTTTATCGTTGTCCCTTTTTTTGAAGTTTTTAGACTAATCATTTTATCTTTTTCTAGTAAATCTAAAAACTTTTTTACTGTTTTTCTATCAACTTGCCATCTTTCAGATAACTTCATAACTGATGTATGAAAACTTCCTCTTTCTATTTTTACAAGGTCATTTCCTAATAATATTTTTCTTTCCTGATGATTAGCTTGTAGGAGGATGTCAAGCCACCACTTAAGCTTTTCGGCATCTTCCCAAAGCCAATGCTTTCTAATTGACCTATATAGTTTTATCCATCCTCCTTCTTGCATGCTTCCTCCTACTCTACATTTTCAAAAGGTGTCCCTTCAAAACTTTCTTGTACTTGATCTGAATATTCAACATCTTCAATTACTTCTCCAGTTTCAAAATCTATAGAATTTTCAACTTGTACAGTTCCTTCTTCAATGTTTTTCACTACGTTATTATCAGCTACATAGGCATTTTGCATTTCAATTGAGAGAATACCCCACTTGCTTAATAAGTTCCTTAGAACTGTCTTTTTAGCCATTGCATCAAAATCAGTTTTCCAAGTACTATTTGCAAAATTATAAGTCTTTGAAAACTTCTTAGCATGAGCTTCTACATCTTCTCTGCTCCAGTAAACTGTCTTTTCAAATCCATTAAGAAGTTTGAAATATCCTGCATATCCTATAACCTTATCTGACTTCCTTTGAGTAAAATCAATTTCAACTTCTTCTGTAAGCGGGTTCCAGTTTATTAATTCTCCTTCTCTTACTTCAACTACGTTTATAGCCTTATATTGCCCTGTCCTGAGTGCTAATTGGATATATCCTTTATACCCTAATTGGAACTGTGCTTTATCTTTATATGGAACTACCCAAGCGTAACCTAAATTTTTATCTACAGGAAGGTCCATTGTTGCTGCTACCATACAAGATGCTATAACACTCATAGGCTCACATTTTTTAAGGTTTGTATCTGAATTAACTAGATTAACAATGCTTGACATATATTGTGGAGCTCTTTTATTTAAAACTTCTTCAAATCTCTTTTTAACTGCTGGACTATCCATAAGGCCTTTGATACTATTTTGAGTTGCTGCTGGAACTCCACCTTCCTTTTTAGATAATTGATTTTTTAAACTTGTTGTTGTTGCCATAATTATTTATCCTCCTTAATATTAAATCTTCTACTTGTTGTAGATTTACAAACTTCTTTATAAACTTCTGCATATTTTTTCTTAAGTGCTTCCGTATCAACTCTATTACTAGTGATGTTTTTCCAACTGATACTGTATCCTGGAGTAAATCCATATTCAGCATCTTTAAGTTCATGTTTTATTTGATTTTCAATTTCTTTAGCTTGTCTTTCTAAAGTTTTTATCTGTTCCTTAAGTTCAAGGTAAGTTTTTATTTTATCCTTATATTCAAATCCCAACTGTTCAACCTTTCCTTCTTCTGCTTTAGCGTATTTTTCCGCTAAATATTTCTCTGCTGCACTAGATCCATCTAAAGCAGGTGGAGTTTTATTCTGTACCATTTTCCAAAACTCTTTTTCAGCTTGTATTATTATCTCGATAAGTTCTTCATCTCTTTGGACCTCTTTCCACAGAAACTTTTGTCCACCTATTAGAACTGCAATATAACCTTTTTCTGCTCCCGTTACGGCTAAATAATGCTGCACTTGCAATAAATAACTTGCTGGAATTTCTTCATCTTCCCACTCTTTAGCAAGAAACTGATTAGCAGTTTTACATTCCAGGATTGCATTTTCTCCCACAACTCTTCTGTCTATATTAGCTACCATAAAAGGATAATGTTTATGTTTAAAATGTCTTCTGTCTCGCCTTACCTTTTTACCTGTTCTCTTTTCAAATTCCTTAGCAACAATTTCTTCAAATTGGTCTCCCCAATAAGCTGCTTCATTCTGCTCTGAAACTTCTGTTATAGGTTCTGTCTTTTCTAAGTAAACCTCGAATGGTGTTTTATATTTATTAACTCCTAAAATAGCTCCTACATCACTTCCACCTATTCCGCATTGCCTTTCTTTGAGCCATTGTAGTTTATCTTTCATCCTTGTCCTCCTCAAACTTTACAAATAT